GGTGTCCCTGTTCAATACACACCTGAGCAGGTTAAAGAATACATTAAATGTAAAGGCAATCCAATTTACTTTATTGAGAACTACTGTCAAATTGTATCTCTTGATAAAGGTTTAGTTCCCTTTAAGTTATACGATTGTCAAAGAGAAAAAGTAAAATTAATTACTGAGAGTCGTAAAGTGATTCTCATGGAAGGTAGACAGCAGGGTAAAACGATTACCTCTGCTGCATGCATATTACATTATACAATTTTTAATGATAACGTGACTGTGGCTGTTCTTGCCAACAAAGCAACTGCAGCAAGAGAAGTTTTAAGTCGTTATCAATTAATGTATGAGCATCTACCTCAATGGTTACAACAAGGTGTTACAACTTGGAATAAGGGTGACATTGAATTAGAAAATGGTAGTAAGGTATTTACTGCTGCTACTTCTAGTTCTGCTATTCGTGGTAAGTCAGTTAACTGGCTATATGTGGATGAGGCTGCAATTATTCCGAATACGATTGCTGATGAGTTTTTTACTTCAGTATATCCTACAATTTCTGCTGGTGAAACTACCAAGATTTTGTTAAGTTCTACGCCTATGGGGTATAATCACTTCTGGAAGTTTTGGAGTGATGCGGAACAAGGATTAAACGGATTTAAGACACTATTCATTCCTTACAATAAGATTCCTGGAAGAGATGAAAAGTGGGCTGAGCAACAGAGATCTCTGTTAGGTGAATTAAAGTTTAACCAAGAAGTATTATGTCAGTTTCTTGGTTCTAGTTTAACTTTAATCAATGGTAATGCTTTAGGGCAAATGGCTCCAAAAGCATTTATCAAACAAATGGATGGTCTAGACATTCTTGCTGAGCCAAAAGAACGTAACATATATTACATTGTTGCAGATGTCAGCAAAGGTTTAAATGGTGACTATTCTGCGTTTACGGTAATTGATACTACGAAAGTACCTTTTGAAGTCGTAGCGAAGTACCGAAGTAATAAAGTAAGTCCAATGCTCTTTCCTAGCATTATTGCAAAGGTAGCAAAGGAATATAATATGGCATTTGTGTTGATTGAGGTGAACATTAGCGACCAAGTAGCATATATCCTATATAATGAGATAGAATACGAAAATATGATTTTTGTTTCTAAAACTTCAAAAGGACAGAGAATCTCTAGTGGTTTTGGAAGCAGTAATTCGCAATTGGGAGTAATAACCGACAAAAGAGTTAAGAGGATAGGTTGTTCTCAGTTGAAACAATTGATAGAAGAGAAGAAACTTCTAGTTCAAGATGTTGATATTATAAGTGAATTATCAACATTTATAGAAAAACGAGGATCGTTTGCAGCCGACGAGGGCTATCATGACGATCTTGCAATGACATTAGTATTGTTCGGATGGTTGACTTCGGATCCCTACTTTAAGGATTACAACGACGTTAATCTACGACAGGAGATGTATGAGAGCCAAATGAAGCAGATCGAAGACGAACTGACTCCCTTTGGGTTTTATGACGATGGAACGAGCGAGCATGATGACAAGAAATTGCTCAACTTCTAATCCTGAAAACTTGATTTTCATAAATATAACGTATGAATGTGCTCCTCAGCATCATCATAACATGTCCATGTAATAAGGAGAATTAAAATGGCATTCCAACTTAGTCCTGGAGTAGTTGTAAAAGAGAAAGATTTCTCTACAATCGTACCTGCTGTTGCAACATCAGCTGGTGCTTTCGTAGGTAAGTTCGGATGGGGTCCAATTGACGACGTAGTACAGATCGTTTCAGAAAACAATCTAGTAGAACGTTTCGGATCACCTGACGATAATAACTTTGAATCTTTCTTCACTGCAGCAAACTTCCTATCTTATGCAAATAACTTATTAGTAGTACGTGCAGATTCCACAGATGCAAAAAACGCTGTTGTTTCTGGTACTGCAGTTAAAATCAAAAATGCTGACGATTATGTAGCAACCTATTCAAATGGTGCTGCTAGCGTCGGTGAGTTCGCAGCAAAATGGGCTGGTACTCGTGGTAATTCATTAAAAGTTTCAATGTCGGATGCTTCAACGCATGCGACTTGGGTTTACAAAGATGAATTCGAACGTGCTCCTAGCACTTCTGCTTGGGCGACTCAAAATAATGCTACAAACGATGAAGTGCACGTAATCGTCATTGACGAAGATGGCGCATTTACTGGCGTTGCTGGCACTATTCTAGAAAAATTCGCACACGTTTCTAAAGCATCAGGTGCAAAGAAATTTGACGGATCAAATAATTACTACAAAGACGTAATCAACAGTCAATCAAGATATGTTTGGTGGATGGATCATCCTACTGGAGCAGGTAATAGTTCTGCTTTAGCATGGGGTGCTGCTGTTTCTGCTGGAGCATACGATGATATGGCTGCTGTAGTTACTGCATCTATGACTGGTGGTGTTGATGGTTATTCAGCAATCACTGCTGGTGACATCCAAGATGGCTTAGCACTATTTGCTAATGATGAGTTATATGACATCTCATTAGTAATGATGGGTAAAGCAAGTGCAGTTAACTCAACTTACGCAATTAACAATATCGCTGAAGTTCGTAAAGACTGTATGGTATTCGCTTCACCAGAAACTTCTACAGGTGATGTAATCACTACTGCTAGTTCTACTGCTGTAGCTGATATAATTACTTACCGTAATGCATTACCATCTACTTCTTACGCAGTTTGTGATACTGGTTCTAAGTATCAATACGACAGATACAATGACAAATACAGATATGTTCCATTAAATGGTGACGTAGCTGGTCTATGTGCTCGTACTGATTACGCTCAAGATCCATGGTATTCACCTGCTGGTGCTTCACGTGGTCAAATCAAAAATGTAGTTAAACTAGCTTTCAGTCCAAATAAAACTGAACGTGATACATTGTATCAAGCTGGTGTAAACCCTGTGGTAACATTCCCAGGACAAGGCACTCAGTTGTTTGGTGATAAAACTCTATTGAATGCTCCTAGTGCATTTGATCGTATTAACGTTAGACGTTTATTCATCGTTCTAGAAAAAGCAATTGCTATTGCTGCAAAAGCACAGTTGTTTGAATTCAATGATGCATTTACTCGTCAACAGTTTAAAAACGCAGTTGAACCTTTCTTAAGAGATGTTCAAGGACGTCGTGGTGTAACTGACTTCCGTGTAGTTTGTGACGAAACAAACAACACATCAGAAGTTATCGATCGCAACGAGTTTGCTGCTGATATCTTTATTAAACCAAATCGTTCAATCAACTTCATCAACCTTACATTCGTTGCTGCTCGTAGTGGTGTAAACTTCGATGAAATTGGTGGATAAATAGAAGGATAGGAGAAAAATAAAATGGCAAATATTGCAGATTTTAAAGCACACTTGATTGGTGGGGGCGCAAGACCCAATCAGTTCCGTGTTGAGTTATCCTTTCCAGGTTACGTCACAGCTGGTATCGTGGCAGCAGCACAAGGGCAATTTTTATGTAAATCAGCACAGTTACCTGCATCTACTATTGAGAACTTAGCAGTTCAATATCGTGGTCGTGCAGTAAACTTTGCAGGTGAGCGTACTTTTGCTACTTGGACAGTTGCTATCTACAATGACACTAGCTTTAACATTCGTAACGCAATGGAAAGATGGTCAAATGGTATTCAAAATTACACAACTACAAATGGTCGTGTAAATCCAAATGATTACCAAGTAGACATGAATGTAAGACAATTGGATCGTAATGGTGCAATTGTGAAGTCTTACAAGTTTGTTGACGCATATCCGATCTCTATTGGACCAGTCCAATTAGATTACGATACTACTAACGCACTTGAGACTTTTGACGTAGAGTTCCAGTTCAACTACTTTGAGAGTGATACTGCTACATCTACTGGTGTTGGCGTGAACGTTTCGATCGATACTCCGATCGGATCTTTCCCAATCAACATCTAATAATTAAATAATAATTGAGGAGTTGTAATGGAGTTATTTGGTTTTGAGATCAAGAAAAAACTACAAAAGGATATTCCTTCAGTAGTTCAACCGAGTCAAGATGATGGTTCAACAGTACTTACTGATGTATCAGCTTACTACGGTGTCACACTTGATCTAGACGCTTCAATACGTGGCGAGAACGATCTTATTAAAAGATATCGTGAAGTCGCTCAATATCCAGATTGCGATAATGCAATTGAAGATATCGTAAATGAAGCTGTAGTTGCAGAAGATGATGCACCATCAGTAGACATTGTTCTAGATGATGTTGAATTATCAGAAGGCATTAAAAACAAAATACGTGACGAATTTTATGAGGTCTACAAGTTATTAGATTTCGATGCCAGAGGGCATGACTTATTTCGTACTTGGTATGTAGATGGTCGTTTATACTTCCATCTACTACTAGACGAGAAACGTCTGAAAGCAGGTATCGCTGAAACTCGTTACATTGATCCACGTAAGATACGTAAGATCAAAAACGTTAAAAAAGAAAAGAATGCGCAAGGTGTTGAAGTTGTAAAAGAAGTAGAAGAATACTACATTTACAATGACAAGGGTATTACTGATGCGACTTCACAAGGTGTGAAGTTAAGTTTAGATTCAGTAGTATTCTGCCCATCTGGGAACATTGATCAGTCGTCTAATATGACACTGTCTTATTTGCACAAAGCAATTAAGCCAGTCAATCAGTTAAAGATGATTGAAGATGCGGTAGTTATCTATCGTATTTCTCGTGCTCCAGAGCGTAGAATTTTTTACATTGATGTAGGTAATATGCCGAAGATTAAGGCTGAACAATACGTCAATGATATTATGAATAAGTTTCGTAATAAAGTAGTTTACGACGCAACGACTGGTGAAGTCCGAGATGATCGTAAACATCTTTCAATGATGGAAGATTTTTGGATGCCTCGTAGAGAGGGTGGTAAGGGTACAGAGATTACTACTTTACAAGGTGGACAGAACTTAGGTGAGATTGCTGATATTCAGTATTTCCAACGTAAGTTATATCAATCATTGAATGTTCCTATGACTAGACTTGTTTCTGAAACAGGTTTTACTTTAGGAAGAGCAAGCGAAATTACGAGAGACGAAGTTAAGTTTTCTAAGTTTATTGATCGTTTAAGACGTAAATTTAGTCAGTTGTTTTTAGATATCCTTAGAGTGCAATGTATTGTTAAGGGTGTTATGTCAGCTGAAGACTGGGATGAATATTCTAGTGATATTCGATTCGACTTCTTGAAAGATAATTTTTATGCTGAGATCAAAGATAATGAGATTTTGCAACAACGTATTAATATGCTACAACAGATGGAACAGTATATTGGTAAGTATTACTCTATTGACTGGGCTCGTAAAAATATCTTAAGACAATCTGAGGACGATATTAAAGAAATCGATAAACAGATTGTGGATGAAAAAGATGAGATCGAAGATATGCAGGGTGCACAAACTGCTGAGACTGATGAAAACAAACAAGATGAACAAGAAGTTGAAGATAAAATGAAGGAGAATACTGATGAGTAGTATTAGATCACTCATTGACGCAATTGATTCTGGTAACAGTATTGAAATTGAAAACAGTTTTAATGCTGGTATGGCTGCAAAAGTTAGCGATAAACTAGATTCTATTCGTAAAGACGTTGCGCAAATGATGTTTAAGAACAAAGATGTGGTTGCTGAACCAGAAGTTACTGCTTCACAAGCACAGGTAGAGACTCAAACAGATGAGAAGGCATAACAACTATGTCAAAAGGGTTTTGTCAATTTACGCAGACAATACGAGAGCAATCTAATATTGCTGATCGTTTCATTTGCTATGGCAAAACTGTTTGTGTCTTTAAAGATTTTTCCGTTGCGATCGACGGAGTAAAGTTAGAAGAAGAGTTTAGATCGCTAGAAGAAGCACGAAAGTTTATACGAAAATACGTTTATAACAATAAAATTATAGAAAGTATTGATACGGATATACCTAGTACAAAAGTAGCAAACTACATTAAACAATACCATAATGTGGATAAGGTTAAAGATACTTTAATAGAATCATACCTCGAACTTGCTTCTTCTGGCACTTTTTCTGTAGATCCAGTGATTACCGAGATTAAGAAATCACAGTTATCTACATTTGCAAATAAAATAGAGTATGTTCTTGAAGACAACACTAAGATAGCAATTGATGTTGGGACACAGGAACTACTAAATAATTATTTGAAGAATAAAAATGAAGTTGTTACTTACATGCGTGAGAATAAAACAAACTTCATGGCTGTATTAAGAGGAGTAATTTAAATGGCTGCAACGACAACAATATTGTCAAAATCACATAATAAAGCAATGGTTAGAGTTGTTGCCACTGCTGCTGCAGATAACGACACTGTCGATATTTCGGCAGACTTACTTGCTACTAACGAGACTCAAACTGGCACTGCTAAAGTGCACATCGGTAGAGTACTATACTCGACTGGTTCGGATGTTAAGATTACACGTAATAGTGTAACAGTTGCACATTTATATGGCAACGGATGGGTTGAAGAAACTTGGTGGAATATTAACGATCAAGAAGATCAAGATATTACAGTAACATTCGGTGGCGCAGGTATGGTAGTTTTAGAACTTAAAAAAGTATCTGGATATAACAGTCCAGTAGAAACTGAGATTTACGGTTCCTACGACGATACTACAACTGTCGGAGCGTAAACAATTATGAAACTGATTAGAGAACATACCGAAGAAGTTAAATACTTGGTCGAAGCACCAGTCGGTAAAGAAAAGAATTATTTCATTGAAGGTGTATTCCTTCAAGCAGAAATGAAAAACAGAAATGGACGTAGCTATCCTTTGGAAGTTATGCAAAAAGAGGTAGGACGTTACACTTCTGAGTATATTAATAAAAATCGTGCATACGGAGAATTAGGACATCCTGATACTCCATCGATTAATCTAGATCGTGTTTCGCACATGATCAAAGAGTTGAGACTTGAAGGCAGTAACTTTGTCGGCAAGGCAAAAATTATGGATACACCATATGGTAAGATTGTAAAAAGTCTTATTGACGAGGGTGCGAATCTCGGTGTGTCTTCTAGAGGGATGGGTTCTTTGAAAACAACGTCAGACGGAACACAAGTTGTTCAAGATGACTTCATGCTAGCAACTGCTGCAGATATTGTAGCAGATCCAAGTGCACCAGATGCATTTGTTCGTGGAGTTATGGAGGGCAAGGAGTGGGTATTCGTTGACGGAAAATTTATTGATGCAGATATTGCTGCTATCAAACGTAATATACAGAAAGCAACCTCTAAACAATTGGAGGAGGCAAAAGCATATGCGTTTGCACAATTCCTGCGTAAAATTCAATAATTACTAAATATAATGAGAACTCATTAGTTAAGGAGAAACAAAATGTCAATCGAGCAAAAAATTGCTGAACTTCTAGAAGAGTCTAAAAAAGCACAAGAAGTTGCTGCTACTCTAGAAGAGGCTGTAGGTGAAGACGAAAAGCAAGAAGAAGTTGCTGAAGTTGTAGAACCTGCTAAAGAAGAAGAAATTTCCATTTCTGAAGAAGAAGTGATCGACGAGTCTAAGAAGAAACCTATGAAAGAAGAGGATGACGAGGACGAAGAAGATGACGACAAAGAAGAAATGAAAAAAGACGACGAAGACGAAGATGAAGATGACGATAAGGAAGATAAGAAAAAATCTCCTATCGAATTTAAAAAAGGCGAAAAAGAGAAAATGAAAGAAGAAACAGAAACTGCTGAAGACGAATTCACAGTAGACGTATCTGATGACGTTAAGGCTCTTTTAAATGGCGAAGAACTTTCAGAAGAGTTCCAAGCTAAAGCTAAAACCATTTTCGAAACTGTTGTTGTATCTCGTGTAAAACAAGAAGTTGCACGAGTAACCGAAGAATTGAAAGCAGAAAATGAGAAATCATTGGAAGCGATTAAAGAGGGACTTGTTGAAAAAGTTGATGGATACCTCAACTACGTAGTTGAGCAGTGGATTGAACAAAATGAAATTGCCCTTGAATCTGGTATGAAAAATGAAATCCTAGAGAACTTTGTTTCTGGTCTTAAGAATCTATTTGAAGAGCATTATATCGATATTCCTGAAGAGAAATTCGATGTACTTGGCGATTTACAAGAACAAGTAAATACTCTTACAAATAAACTTAACGAACAGACAGAAGTAAATGTTAAAATGTCAGGCACTATCAATGATATGAAACGTGCTGAGATTGTTTCTAACGAAGCAAAGGAAATGACTGAAACAGATGCTGAAAAGTTTAAAGGGTTAGTCGAAGACTTATCTTACGAAGATGTTGATTCATTTACGAAGAAAGTCAAAACTATACGTGAAAACTACTTTGCTAAAAAGGCAACTAGTGTTAATGTTAAGTCTGTAGTTTCAGATGAGCCAGTAACAAATCTTCAAGAGGAAAAATATGTTGATCCTACTATGAAGAAATATACTGAAATGCTTAATCTGTCACGTAAGTCTTAATTTAACTTTTTCAACTTAAGGAGAAACTATCATGGATCGTAAAGATCTTCTAAAAAAATGGGCTCCCATCCTTGAACACGATGGCGTTGCTCCAATTAAAGATAGCTATAGAAAAGAAGTAACTGCTGTTCTTCTAGAGAACCAAGAAAAATCTCTACGTGAAGAAAAGCAAGCACTTTTCGAAGCTACTCACAGTAACGCTGCAGGTGCATTACCTGATGCTGGTGGTGTTGCTAAATTCGACCCAGTACTAATTTCATTAGTACGTCGTGCTGCTCCTCAAATGATCGCTTATGACGTTTGTGGTGTACAACCAATGACTCAGCCAACTGGTTTGATTTTTGCTATGAAAGCAAAATACTCATCTCAAGGTGGTACTGAAGCATTATTCAATGAAGCTGACACAGACTTCTCTGGTACAGGTACTCACGCTGGTGCAAACCCAGTTGATGGTACTTACACTACTGGTGAAGGTATGACAACTTCTGCTGCTGAAGGTTTAGGTGATGGAAGCACTTTCAATGAAATGGCTTTCTCAATCGAGAAAACTTCAGTAACTGCTAAGTCACGTGCTCTTAAAGCAGAGTACACTGTTGAATTAGCGCAAGATCTTAAGTCAGTACATGGCTTAGATGCTGAAGGAGAATTATCAAATATTCTTTCTACAGAAATTCTTGCTGAGATCAACAGAGAAGTAATCAGAACTATCTACACATCTGCTAAAACAGGTGCTGCTGTAGGAACTGCTGCTTCTGGTACTTTTGACTTAGACGTAGACGCTAATGGACGTTGGTCTGTTGAGAAATTCAAAGGACTATTGTTCCAAATCGAACGTGAAGCAAATGCTATCGCTCAAGCTACTCGTCGTGGTAAAGGTAACTTCATCATCTGTTCATCAGATGTTGCAAGTGCTTTAGCTATGGCTGGTGTACTTGACTACGCTCCAGCTTTAAATACTAGCTTAAATGTTGATGAAGCATCAACTACTTTCGCTGGTGTTCTAAATGGACGTTACAAAGTATATGTTGATCCATATGCTGCGAACCAAGCATCTTCACAGTACTTCTTAGTAGGTTACAAAGGCTCTTCAGCATTCGATGCTGGTATGTTCTACTGCCCATATGTACCTCTACAATTAGTACGTGCAGTTGATCCTGCTACTTTCCAGCCCAAAATTGGCTTTAAGACCAGATACGGCATGGTTGCGAATCCTTTCACATCTCTTGATGGGTCTGGTAATGGTTTGGCTGCAGGTCAAAACTACTACTACAGAAAAGTTAAAGTTGCAAACTTAATGTAATTTTAACCTCGTAGTAATACGAAGTCTAAGAGGGGGGATGAAAATCTCCCCTCTTTTTTTTGCCCTAAATAATAAGATACCTAAATAATAATACATCTACGGAGAAACACAAATGACTGCTACAGCTGGTAACTTTCCCTCGAATATAAATCCATTAAATCCTAATGGGTTTAGGTTTGATGTTGCCAAATTGAAAGACATCTCTTTCTACGTTCAAAGTGTTAATCTTCCAGGAATTACTCTGGGAGAACCTATCTTTGGAAACCCATTCGCACAAACTCCAGTTCCTGGAGATATGTTAACGTATGGTGAGTTGTCATTTGATTTTATTGTAGATGAAGACATGAAAAATTATGAAACAGTATATAAGTGGATCGTTGCTCTAGGATTCCCAACTGGACACGATCAATATCTTAACTTCATTAATTCTGACGAGAGCGCATTGATCGGAGAACTAGCAAAGAACTATTCAGATGCTACTTTGACAGTTCTCAATAATAACAATCAACCGAGCAAATATGTTAGATTTATTGACTGTTTCCCAACTTCTCTCGATGCTCTACAGTTCGATAGCAAAGTACAAGACGTTCAATATCTCGTAGCTAGAACTAGCTTTAGATTTACCTACTACAAATTTGTCTCTAATAGAATAGAATACTAATATGAAATGGATACTAATTTGTATCGCATTGGCTGGTAATCCAGTCGATGGATCACGAGAACTGTACATATTCAACGTGAAGTTTCAAGATGTAGACCAATGCAAGACTTACTCAATGGTTCACTCTGATAAAATAACAGAAACTGTTGTTCCAGAGATTGGTCCATTTGCAGCGTTTTGCGTGACTGAGGAAGTATTTGAAGAACAAATTGCACCCACTTTAGAAAAAGAGAAAAAAGAGTGGATTTAATTGCAAGTGATTTACTTGCAAAGTATATTGTAGTATAATATGACTAAACTATGGAGTTATTGTTATGAATATAGAACAGTTACAGGAAGAATGGGCTAAGGACTGCTCGATCGACGACGACCATCTCGATCGTGAATCAGTAAGAACACCCAATCTACACGCCAAATACCTCAATCATCTTATTTCCTTTAAGATGAAACATGCTGCACACACAACCGAGTATAATTCTTTACGTGTTAAAAAGTTTCGTTACTATCGTGGCGAACTGAGTAAAGCAGAATTAGACATGAATGGTTGGGAACAGTGGCAAGGTATCAAACCACTACGCAACGAGATGGACGAATTCCTTAATGGAGATAGTGATCTCATTAAAGCTAAATTAAAAGTTGACTATCTAAAAACGTGCATTGAATGTTGCGAAAGTATTATGCTTTCAATCAAGGGACGTGATTGGACGATTCGTTCAGCGATTGATTGGAAGAAATTTATCAGTGGCGCATAAAATCTACATTGAAAAGATAAACGAAGTACATCTACGTTTATTCTCTGAAGATAGTGTTGAGCAAGAACTATCAGACTTCTTTACGTTTGAAGTTCCAGGAGCAAGGTTTACACCTCAGTTCCGTCAACGACTATGGGATGGGAAGATTCGTATGTACGATCGTCTACGTAAAACACTTTACGTAGGACTCTACGACTATGTCGAAAAATTCTGTTTTGACAGAGAATATGAATTAGTATATACTACTCCGAAAGAACAATTCGAAACTGATAATGGAATTAGCTTTGACGAAGTAGAAGAGTTTGCTAATTGGCTCGAGCCTAGTACT